GTTGAAACGGTCCACAACGATCTGGTGGAGCGTTGCGCTCTGGAAACGGTGACTGCTGCGTTTCCTGGAGCCGCTCCGGCTGCCGCTCCGGCTCCGGCTCCGGCTGGTCCGACGCAGCAGTCGGTGGCTGCCGCCCCGGTCCCCAGGCCGGCAGGAGGGGCGCCTGCTGGCGCCCAGGTGGGCCGCAAGGTGTACCCGCGGGTCGACTTCTGTGTCGGCAAGGGGGCCGACGAGAAGCAGGCTGCGTGGAACCTGCTGGCGTTCCAGCCGAACGAGTGGTCGGACGGTAACGGCGGCACCATCAAGGTGTTCGAGGTGAAGGAACACGCTGACGGTTCCACCGATGTTGCCAAGAGCGGCAAGAACTTCCCGAACTTCTCCGTGATGAAGGAGGCGTTCGTCCACATGGGGGTGACCGTGTCCAACAACGTGGGGATCTGGGTCAACGACGGTGACAGCAACGTCCCGTTGAAGGTGTGGGATCAGGCCGCCGGCCAGACCCAGGCCGACGCCGTCGACTTCGAGTGGGATACTCGCCGGTCGGCACTCCAGCAGTACACCTACGCCAACAGTCAGTAGGTGACGGATACCTCACCTGTCGCGCTCAGTGCGGCTGACATCGATGCCCGATTGCAGGGTGTCGATGTTCAGCCGTCTGGCCGCAACTACCGTTACTTCCAGCCCAGCCACAAGGCGGTAGACAAATGGGTGGAATACGCTGCGGGGAGCCACGACAGGTTCTTCCTGGGGTTGGACGACATCGACAACAAGATGCGTGGCGTGTGGCCGTCTGATGTGCTGGTCGTGACGGGTCGTGCCCACAGCGGCAAGTCTGCTGTCCTGTTGTCGGCCATAGCGAAGAACCTGAACGAGGATCCAGATTTTCGGGCGGTGATCTTCACGCCGGATGAGCCGGAGACTCTCGTCATCAGCAAACTGTACGCTTTGCTGTACTTGCAGAACCTGGCTGATGTGGAGGAAGCGTTGCAGGCTTCCGATCCGACGTACCTTGAGCAGATCGAGGAATCGAAAGAGATGCTGGATCGGGTCAAGATATTTCCTTCCGCTCTCCCGTTCAACGAGATGAGTGTGGCCCTGTCGGAGTGTGAGGACTTCTGGCAGATCCGCCCCCGGTTCGTGATGATCGACTTCCTGGAGCAGTTGCCAGCAGCGTCAGGTTACGAGGGCGTGTCGTCGGTGCTGAAGGGTGTGAAGGAGTGGGCCGAAACGGAGAACCTTCCCGTCGGTCTGGTTCACCAGTCGGGCAAGAGTTCGACCAGGGGTACGTCGAGGGGCATGGACGACGGCAAGTTCAACGCCGACGAGTATGCGATCCTCCAGTTGAATGTGTTCCGCAAGCGGGATCTGGCGAAACTCGACGACTATCAGCAGCGCATCCATTCCGTATCCATTTCGTTGGATCTCTGCAAGAACAAGCGGCCACCGTGCCACACCACCAACCCTCCGGTGGATTACTTCATGGATCCGCACTGCGGGCTGGTGCGTGAATACTACGAATCCGATATTCCTTCGGACGACCGATGGATGTAGTCGAGACTTTCGCTCGCCTACACCAGGGCGGCCGGGTTGCCATCAACTATGACGGCATCCGGCCGCTTGTCGATTCTCAGGGGGAGGCGTTCTCCGCTGTCGGTGAGCCGTATGAGGATGCGATCCGGCAGCACTTGGAGGGGGAACCCCCGATCGGCGTGTATCCGTTGTTCAGGAAGGACTACCAGCGTACCGCTGAATGGTATGTGAACTGGTTGGCTGTCGACCTGGATGAGGGCGAACCTGATTTCATTCACGCCTGCAACCTGCAACGGTTGTTGGAACGGTTCAATGTCTATGGTTGGATTGAACGGTCCAGGTCGAAGGGCTTCCATGTGTGGGTGTACCTGCGGCAGCCGTTGACCGCCGAGTTCGGCCGTGAGGCCATGATGGGGGCGTGCCGGCTGTTGGACGTACCCACCAAGGAGGTCTATCCGAAGCAGACGGCGTTGGATGGGAAGGGTTTCGGGAACTGTCTGCTGTTGCCGTATCCGAACATGGGGAACCCTGGCCGGCAGGTCATCGTCAGCGACGATGACACGCCGCTTCCGTTGGACACGTTTGTCGAGATGGCGTGGGAGTCGAGGGCGAGCAGCCATGCGATCCGTTCCATCCACGCGTTGTACCAGGAGCGGCACTCGAAGCCGATCGCTCAGGTGGAGCAGGTCAGAACCCGCAGCGATTCAGACTTCGGGTACATCGCCCGCAGGATCTGGGACGGCGACATTCGGGAGGATCGTTCCAACGCCCTGTATTCTTTCGCCTGTTCGTTGTTTCGGCAGAACTACAGCGACTACATGGTGTTGCATCTGACGACCCAACTTGACGAACGGGTCGGAAAGTTTGTTGGCCGTAACGACCGTGATCGACGCTTGGAGGAACTTGTGACCAATGCACGCAACCACACCCTGGAGGCGCTCTGATGGCCCCCAACCCTGACACATACCGGTTCACGGTTCGTACCCGACCGAAGGCGAAGGGGCGTCCACGCTTCGGGAAGGGACGCACCTACACGCCGAAGGGAACGGTCGACGCAGAGCAGGTGATCGCTGATGCGTACAAGGGACCGAAGTTCGAGGGCGCCGTGTCTCTGGCGTGCGCCTTCTCGAAGGATCGCATAACGATCACGTTGACTCCGATGGAGATGGAGCAGTCGTCGCTGCGAGGCGACGTTTCCAACTATCTGAAACTCGTCGAGGACGCTTTGAACGGTCACGCCTACGACGATGACCGGCAGGTGCATCGTCTGATTGGAAAGAAGAAGTGATGCAGGTTGAACTGGACCCGTGGGAGTACGAACACGCCTTGAGTATCGGGGCGCGCCGCTTCGTCGCGAACTGGGGTAAGCGTGACGCCACCCATTACGACAAGAACCGCATGGAGGACAACCGTACAGCGCAGGCTGCGGCCTGCGTGGGGGAACTGGCGGTGGCGAAGATCACGAACCAGTATTGGCCTGGGCATGTGTGGCACAAGTCGGAGCATAAGAACTACAAGCATCTGCCGGATGTGGGCCACAACATCGAGGTGCGTCGGGTGCGGACCAGCACCAACGCGGCTGTACGCCGACGCCAGTTGGAACGGGGGCTGGTGCTGTGGGTGGTGCAGCCTGTGCCGCCGGAGTTCCGCGTCGTCGACATCCTGGGTTGGATCGACTACGACGAGGCGTGGGAGAAGGGCGATCCCGCGCATTACGACCCGGAGAACACCAGGGTCATCGGGGAGCAGTTTCTGAATCAGCCGGCTGTTGAGTAGGGCGGAGCGGGGAGCATGGACAGCAGACCCATACCTGTTGGATTCCCTGTTGGGGCCGGCATCGGATCATTCAACGGGCCGGCATTGGCATCACCATAGGCCGCAAACTGTTTACGACGCGTTGCTGCGTGTCGCCCCGTTCGACGAACCGCAGGAAAGCATTCAGGAACAGGACGAGTTACGGGAGATCCTGGCCGACGCGTTGGATTCCCTCACCGAGGAAGAACGGTGGATCTTTCTGATGTTGACGACGGTGAAACTCAGTTTGCGTTTCGTTGGCCGTGTCCTGGATGTCCCGAAGACGACGTTGGCGCGTAGACGCGACCGGATCGTTCGGAAACTTCAAGACGAGTTAGCGGATTCGGTGCTGGTTCAGCGCCGCCTTGGCGTCTATTCGTCGTCGAACGAATCGTAGAGCATCAGGCACTGTTCCAGCATGTCCATGAAGCCGCCCACCCACCTGAGTACGCGGGACAGGGCGATCAGGTCGCCGCCGTCTGCGTCGTGCCACGCACCGATCATGCTGAGTGCTTCGTCGTGTTGGAACACCAGCAGCGTCCCGAGGCGGCTGTCGTACCAGGAAGCGTGGGTGCCGTCCTCGATGTCGAGGATGTGGCGGCTTTCCTGTAGGGATTGCAGGATGTCTTCTTCTAGTTGAACGCCGCTGGATGCCATGAAGTCCCCCCACTTGGCATCGAGGTCGTCCATTACGCGGTCTTGTCTTGAGCGTACGTCTTGACGACGGACAGGGCGCTGGCGACGCCGGCTACGATCGCACCGCGACCTGTGGACAGGTCGCTGACCAGGAACACTCCCAGGAATCCCTGGCAAAAGGTCCACGCTGCTCTCTCTAGCATGTTTCTCATTTTTTCCCTTTCGACTTGTTTGCCTTGTCGTAGGCGATAGCGGCAGCCTGGTCACGGGGATACCCTTCGGTAATCAACTTACCGATGTTGTGACCGATTACGTCCTGGCTGGACCCCTTCTTGAGGGGCATGTCAGTACCTTGGGCGGCGAGGCTTCTTCTTGCCTGGCATCAGTCGTACAAGGCTTTACGGGCGCCGCTCTTTGAGGGTGAACCGACGGAACCGATGCCGCCGCCGGTCTTCACCGAGGTGACCAGCACCTGGTCGGCCTTCACGGCCTTGGGGGTCTTGCCGTCACGCATGTCGGTCGCTCACTTTCCGAAGGGACGGCCACCGTGGGCGGCGTTCCCCAACTTGGTCTTGCGGAGATACGCAGCGTCCTTCTTCGCCTTGCCGCTCATGGCGTGCATGTTCTCGCTCGATGTCGAGTCGTAGGGCTGCTCGTCCTGCGATCCGAACGTCTTCTCGAATGTTCCGTAACCTTTGCCCTTCGGCATGTGGGTACCTCCTATTAGATGGGTGGGGTGTCCCTCTATACGAAGAACAGTGCCGTCCAGGTGTTGCCGTCGAGGACGCCGTTGGGCTTCAGGAAGCCCATAGCCTTCTCGAATCTTTTCACAGCGCCGGCTGTACGCCTACCATAGATCCCGTCCACGGGACCAGGGTCGTACCCACGGTCCCTCAAACGGCTCTGAGCGGCCCGTACAGCCTCTCCACGGCTCCGCCGACGCCACGACAGGGGGGAAGCCGCCACACGGCCCCCAAGGGCCGTCAGATAGGCCACAATCCCCGCCCAGTCGATGTCGGAAGGCGGCCCCTGATCCACACGGGCACCATCCGTCAACCAGTCATGCAACCACCTACCAGGACAGGTCGACGACGACACATCCCGATGCCCCCGCACCCACAACGAACCCCCATACCGCAACTGCACATCATCAATGACAGCCACAATCGACTTCAACGCCGCATCCGGCACCCGATCATACCCCCACCCCGTATAGCACACCGACTCCGAACGGGCATTCCACCCCTTCGTAGCAGCACCACGCACACCAGGACCACGCCCCTCGAACACCGCACCAGACGAATCCACCAGCCAGTTGTAGGCGATCGCATCCCACTTACGGGTATCCATGTGATACGACTCGAACGCCTTCACCGCCGCAACCCCCGACGGGCCATCCTTCACGCCGCTGTGATGCAACACCACGCCCTTCACCCGGCCAGGAGACAACGCACGAAACGGCTTCGCCGGGCCACGCGCCCCCCACTCGACCCGCGACACAACCCCCCGCGTTTCCGACAACGGCTTCATCGAACCCTCATCTCAATATCGATCAGATCACGCATCTTCTCCTCGAACGCACGATCATTCCGAAGAATCTGGTTGCGCTTCTCATGCGGATCATTGATCCGCACCTGCGTGCCGAACACCGTCGACACCACAGTCGACGCCACCCGCCGCGAATAGCGGCTCTCATTCGGCAACAACCTACGGAACCTAGACAAGAACGGCATCCAACTATCCAACATGTAGAGATCCTGGTCCCGCATCTTATACTCCCCCTTCTTGTCCTTCTTGGCTTTCCCAGCCAAACCCAAAGCCTCCATCAGGAACGGGAACTTGGCGTACACCGGAGGAACCTGCTGATACCTGCCGCTGAACGGCAGGTCAGCGAAGAACTGCTTCCCCGCCCAAATCTCCAACGGCACCTTCACCGGCGGCGCAGCCGACTCAGCGAACACCCGCGTGATCGAACCCGGCTCCTTCATCAGACGGTTCAGATCACGGAACGGCAGATCAGGAATCCAATACGACTGGTAGTCGTTGATCTTCCACGGCAACCGGATCGCCATGTTCTCCAGGAAATAATCCGGCACCACCCCCTCCTCCTTCGACTGGAGTTCCAGATTGCCCTTCACCTGCTGCAACCGGCCCCACGCATACGGATGCTTCCCCAGGCTCTCCACCAGAATCGGCACCACGTTCTTCTGCCAGGTCCAGAACGGAATGACACGCCGCATCTTCCGTTCCGTGCCCGTCAAATCCGCATAGTTGAAATGGAACTTGTAGACCTGGCCGGCAGCATCCCCGATCGAACCACCCTTCTGCAACACATCGAACGCCAGAGCGCCACGCAACACCGTTTCCATCTGCTCGTTCGCCGACCGGATAAACCGGAACGGAGCGAACTCCGCTGAAGCCGGGTTGAACACCACATCGATCGGCTGGTTGGTGAGCGGGTTACGAGACTCCCTGACAAGCCTCATAGCAACATTCCTGTCAACCTCAGTGATGACCTGGCCGCCACCGACGATGCCGCTGTCGAGAACACGACGGATAGTACGCAACTCGTTGATGTCGACACGGGAACCAAACCCGACCCCCACCGACTTCTTCTTGCTTACCCCAAGTGCTTTAATCATCTCGTCGACACCCTTGACGGCGTTGCCTTCACCCAACTTCGACGCCTTGAGGAACACCCCGGCGAACTTGTTCGTCGAACCCAACTCCATCAAACCAAACGCGTACGACAACCATGAACCACCCAGGCCGTTACGGATAACGAACCCCGGCGTCGACACCGCCTGCGCCTTCCAATAGTTCAGGAACTTGTCGTACCACTTCAAGAACCCGTGGAAATCGCCGGTCGATGAACTCGTCTTGAACAACGCGTTCAACATCTCGAACAGCGGCGCTTCGCCTCCGTCTTCCGACAACGGCGCTATCCAACCCCTCGACCACTTCGGGTTGCTCGTATTCGGCCCCCACTGTGCCGCCGTCTGCTGCGTCAATGTTTCATTGAACAGGTTCCTGGTGCGGGTCGCGTTGAACTTACGCAACGCCTCCTGGAAGTCGTCTATCTCAGAACGAGTCCCATCGAACAACTCCGCCACATCCGCCGGCCACACCTCGTTCTTCGCCCTTCCAGCCGCCGCCGCAGCCGGGGCAGCGGCATCGTACACCGTCTGGATGGCTTTTGTTTGGGAAGCCAGTTGCCTTATCCGCCCCTGCATCGTCGCGATCTCCGCTTCCAACGTCAACCCGGCCGCCATCGCCGCCTCAGCCTCCCTGTAATGCTCCGAAGCGTACGCCAGGTGCGTCAAACGCTCCGATTCGGTCAGAAGGCGACGCTCCGTTTCCGTCATCGCCATTCTCTGATCCAACGGGAACTCCCACATCGGCTGATCCAACCATGACAAACCCTCCAACCCGGTAGCAGGGAACGCCGTCGTTTCAGTCCGACCCGTCAACGTCGCCAACGCCTGCCGCACCCCACCCTGCCGGGCAGGATCCGCCAACAAACGCCCCACCGCACCCTGGGCAAAATCGGTCGGGAATGCTTCCTCAGGGCCAACGTCGACACCGGTCCAACGCTTCTCAAAGACCTCCTGCGCCCACTCGTCGATCCTGCTCTCCGCCGCCGCATAGTTCTTGAACTCGACACCCGGCCCCAACGGCGCCCGTGTTCCCGGCACCGCCGGCCCCGTCTTTGCCGGCGAAGCCGCCAACGCCGCCGGAGCATCCAGAATCTTCACCTTCTGACCGGTCCGCTTCCCCGTGAACCGCAACCGGAAATCACCGAAAGGCGTACGCACGATCACCTGCTCGAACTTGGGGGCGCCCTTCGGGCCGTACATTCCCGACGGATCCGGC